GAGAGGTTCGTCAAGATGAATGAAGACCTGTTGACGGTTTATCGGACGTTCAAGAAGGGAACGGACAAGATCGAACTTTATATCGGGGAGAGAGTGGGAAATGCCAAATAATCTTGCTCAGGATATCAACAAGATCTTATCGGCTTACACCAAAGAGGTCGACGAGTCGATGAAGAAGGTCATCAAGGAGACAGCCGACGAGGCTGCATCGAAGGTTCGGAAGAACGCATCCGCAGCATTCGGAGACGGTCCCTATGCGAAATCGTGGGGTGTCAAGATGCAAGACCCTCTCCATGCGGTAGTAAGAGCAAAAGCTCCCGGCTATCGTCTGGCTCACTTATTGGAGCATGGTCACGACATTGTGAGAAATGGAGTCAAAGTCGGAGAAGCGAAAGCTCATCCGCATATCAAAGAAGTTGAAGAATGGGCGAAGGAAGAGACCGTTCGCAGATTGGAGGAACTCTTATGAGTATCGAAGAACTTGTCACAGCTTTGACTAAAGCGAAGTTCGATGTTCATCTCCATCAGGCTCCGAACGGGACTCCCTGTCCCTATCTGGTCATCCAGGATTTAGATCATCCGAACTTCTTCGCTGATAACAGAACATTCGGCAAGACTACCAGCTTGACGCTTCGTCTCGTGGAGAGCGAAGTCCATGACTGGGATTTGGTCGACTCGCTCGAACAGACGCTCGATTCTCTGGGGCTTCCGTACTACTCGTCGGATGTCTCGGAACCTTCAGAGCACGTCTGCGAGAGCTACTACTATATCAATTTTTACGGAGGAAACAAAAATGGCTGAAAATAAGGTCATGTACGGTCTCAAGAACGTACACTATGCAAAGATCACACAGACCACAAATCCCGCGACAGGCGCGGTCACTGAGTCTTACGGTACTGTTAAGGCTTGGCCGGGAGCTGTCAACATTTCTCTTGATCCTTCAGGTTCTCCTGTCATCTTCGCCGCTGATAACACAGCTTACTACACAGTAGCTAACAATCAGGGCTACGAGGGTGACTTCGAGTCTGCAAGGATTCCTGACGACATCAGAATGGACCTTCTCGGAAACAGGAAGGATTCCAAGAACATGATGATCGAGACAGATAAGGATCAGATCTCTCAGTTCGCTCTCATGTTCGAGATTGACGGAGACCAGAGAGCTAACAGATATATCTTCTACAAGGTATCTCTTGCTGAGCGTCCCGGAGTATCTTCTTCGACAACAGATCCTTCTTCTGACCTCGAAGTTGGAACAGAGACAGTTCAGTTCAAGGCAGTTCCTTCTTCCAAGATCGTTCAGATCGATGGGGTTGACTGCGCTTTGATCAAGGCTTTCACGTCCGATGGCACTGATGCAGCGGCTTACGCAAGCTTCTATTCTGCGGTTTACGAGCCTACGTTTACATCAGGCGGCGGCGGAGGCGGCGGCGGCGGCGGCGGCGGAGGCGGCGGCGAAGACGGCGGCGGCGGCGAAGACGGAGGCGGCGGCGAAGACGGCGGCGGCGGCACATAAGGCTGATTCAGGGACTAATAAGTCACTCAGGGCTCCTTCCGTTTGGTTGGAGCCCTTTTTATTAAATATCCGGGAGAAAAAATATGAGAAAGACACTTACAGTCAGAGATAAAGAAATCACTTTTGAAAGCTCGGCCATTACGGCCATCGTATATAAAAAGGTCTTTGGAGAGGACCTTTTCTCGATCCTTGGTTCCGACGGGACTCAGGCTTCCGTCGCGATCAACATTCTCGACAAGGTTCAGCAGCTGGCATTCATCATGGCCAAGCAGGCTGAGGAGATGGATATCAAGGGTCTCATCAAGCTCAATGAGCTTGATTATCTGTTCTGGCTTAATGATTTTGAGTACACAGATATGCGCAGTGACGAGTTCGTTGCTGACCTTCTTTCCATCTGGTCGGGGAATCTTGAGACCTCGGTAAAAGGAAAAAACGCAGCAGGCACACAGTGAGACCGATGACGACTGCGCTCATCTTACTGCGTGCGAAACAATTAAATTTGAACTTTGAAGAGTTGGCTCTGATATCAACCGGGGAGCTCATAGATATGCTCACGGAACAGGCTAATGATCAGTATAACTGGCCTATTAAGGCTACGCAGTCTGACATAGATAAACTATTCAGCATTTAGGAGATTAAGACATGGCAAGTAGTAGAGAAATTAAAGGAATCACTATCGAGATCGCCGGTAATAGCTCGAAGCTTGTCAAAAGCTTAGGCGAAGCTCAGAAAGCGGCAGCAGCGGCTCAAAATAACCTCAAGCAGGTGAATCAGGCTCTCAAGCTTGATCCCGGGAATGTCGATGCTCTTGTTAAGAAGCAGGAGCTCCTGAACAGAGCTATCGAAGCGACGAAGCAGAGACTCGAAGCAGAGAAGACCGCCGCAGCATCCGCAAAAGAGGCTCTCGAACTCGGAAATATCACACAGACTCAGTATGACACACTCACGACTCAGATCCTGAAGTCGGAGGCTTCTCTCAATAATCTCGAAAGGCAGGCTCAGGAGACGACCAATGCTCTGAATGGAGTCGGACAGGTCGACGTAGTTCCTGAAGGAGCAGACGAAGGCATCCAGAATCTCCATGATAAGACAGAGCTTCTGTCGAACGGTCTCGAGACCGTAGTCAAAGTTGGAGATGCAGCAGGTGACGCTCTGGCAAAAGGCTTCGACGTGGCTGCATCCGCAGCATCGACGGCCGTATCAGCTGTCGAGAAGATCGCAGAGATCTCTACGAAGACCGTCGAGAACGTCGGGAAGGTCTCTTATGATATCAGCAGAGAAGTTCTCGGCGCTTACGGAAGCTATCAGCAGCTTGTTGGCGGTGTCGAGAAGATCTTCGGTGATGCTTCCGATACGGTCATCCGGAACGCAGAAGAGGCTTATTTATCGGCTACACTTTCCGCGAATGACTATATGGAGACGGTCGTCGGATTCTCGGCTTCCCTCGTTCAGGGACTCGGAGGCGATACGCAGGCCGCGGCTCAAATCGCTGACATGGCTCTCCGTGATATGTCTGATAATGCAAACACATTCGGAACCGATTTGCAGACCATCATGGCTGCCTATCAGAGCCTGGCGCGTGGGAACTTCGGAATGTTGGACAACCTCCGCCTGGGCTACGGAGGGACTAAAACTGAGTTAATCAGACTTATAAACGATTCCGAAACTCTCGAACAGAGGATCTCTTCGCTCGATGGAATCTCCTTTGATCAGATCATCAACGCGATCCACGCAGTTCAGGACGAGATGGGTATCACAGGAACGACTTCTCGTGAAGCTGCAACGACCGTGGAAGGCTCTTTCAATATGGTCCGTGCATCGTGGCAGAATCTTCTGGTCGATTTGGCAAGATCCGACTCTGATGCTCAGGCAGCGACAGAAGCCTTTGCAAATTCACTTGTAATCGCGACGAATAACGTCAAGCCTATCCTCCGAAGGCTCTCGAACAATATGCCGAGAGTTCTTCCTACGATCCTATCGAATGTCCGACAGGATATTCCGGACGCGGTAAAGGTCGCTGGAGAGGTCATGAATGCGGTCGGACAGGCGGCGGTAGATGCTGCACCAGACGTTCTTGATACACTTATCGAGAATCTTCCTGAGGCTTCGAGCATCGTTACACAGCTTCTCACAAATCTATCTTCAGCCTTGAAGTCTAATAATCCGGCCATCTTAGAGGCGGCGAACACAGTCTTGCCTGCTCTGACAGGTCTTGGAGCAGATATCATCTCAATCATCATAGCTTCAATCGTGGAGAATGCCCCGGAGGCGGCAGACGCGCTCATGAATGCCATCGGTCCTATCCTCGACGAGGCATTTGGTGAAGGCACGGCCGATCGCGTTCGCGAAGTTCTTCAGAGGCTTGTCGCTGAAGGTCCAGAGATCGTCACAGACGTTCTGGAGCCTGCGGTCGAGATCCTCGGCGCTCTTCTTGAGAACGCAGACGAGATCGCGGATGTCGCGGTCCCTCTTATTTCTTTCGCGGCAGACCATCTTCCGGAGATTATCGGCTTGCTTGTAGGTCTTAAGACTTCCGGAACGATCGCTTCTATCGGAATCGATATCCTTGGAGTCGTCACTGCTGTCAACGCTCTCGGCGGAACTTCCGCCACGATCGGAGGCACGAGCACAGCCTTTTCTGGTCTTGGAACGGCAGCGGCCGGAGCTGGTACCGTCATCACGGGAACGGTTCTTCCTGCGATAGCTGCTCTCGCAGCAGGTATCGTCTCAATCAATGTCTCATGGAATCACTTCATTGAGAATGCTGAAGGCGCAGAAGAGACCATGATCGCCGTCGGTCAGACGGGAATGGACACCACAGAAGTCCTCATCGGAGGATTCTTGGAGCTTGCCGATTCCTGCACTACTTGGTCGACGAACTTCGCCGGAGCTTACTACGATATGCAGAGAGCCCAGGATGAAGCTGACCTTGACGGACAGGCACAGGAGATCTTCGCAAACATCGAAGAATCCATTGAGTCTTCCGGAGCTTCGGCCACAGCTTCAGTCGCTGACGATGTAGCAATTATCCAGGGCTATCTGAACGACCTGCAAGCGAACGGAAATATCGAGCTCCATGCCCGAGTCGTCACGGAGTATCAGACGATCATGACCGAGGCGGCTCGCGAGACGGCAAGAAATGTCACGAACGCAGTTCAGAGCGAGATGGCTTCCAGATACGCGCTTCAGGGAAGACGGCAGAACACGCAGGAGCGAATCGATAACAGCGTTTCGACTGCCGGAGCTCGTGAATATGCAGAGATGCAGAGGCGACAGGGCGAAGCTGCTATTCAAGCCGTTCAGAAGACAGCCGAGACCGCACAGAACGCCATCGCCGGATATGGCGGAGGCTCCGGCAGCGGTGGAGGTGGAGGTGGCGGAGGATCCTCCAAGAAGTCAGACGATGAAGAGACCGTCAAGGCTTCTTCCGTCAAGGATCTGATCGCCAACATCGATGCGAATATCACCAAGGTTCTCGAAAAGTTCGGCATCATTACACAGCAGACAGAGTATCAGAAAAATGTCAATCAGCAGATAGACGGAGTTCTTGAAGCTCTGAAGAATAACTATTCCGATGAGAATATCGAAGCTGCCATGAGCAATCTGGCCAACACGATGCAGGCATTCGGAATGGATGGCTCTGTGGTCGATGCTACGACCTTGGAGCAGCTGAGAACTCTTGTGAATCAGCCTGTTCAGAATCAGGAAGCCTTTGCTCAGGTGCAGGGCTCCGTTCAGGCGATTCAGGCGGCGACGGTGGACTACACTCCACACTTCGAGAATCTTGAGAGCATCACGACACAGATCGCCGAGCTCATGAGAAATAAGAGAGAAGAGATCAATTTCGTGCTCGGCTCTGATGTTCTCTACACAGCGATCATCGACGCGATGAATAGATATAACTACGAAACAGGAGGGAACTAATGATGCTCGGAAAATATCTAACGATCGATAAAAAGAGCTTTCCGAATCCTCTTCCTTCTTCGACTCATTCTATGGATGCGGTCGAGAATGTTTCCCAGAGTGAAGCCGGTACCGATCTGATCGTCTTCACGAGAGCCGAGAAGAACACTTGGAATATGAACTTCAATTTGAGCTATCACTCCAAGGAAGCTCTCAAGGCGATCTGTAAAAAGCCAAAGGTCACGATGGTCTATATGGGAAACACTTACACGGTGCGCGTCAGAAACCTCTCCGAGCGATTAGTTGAAGGCTCGGAATGGCTACAAGCCGCGCCAAACGGACTATATGAAGTTTCAGTAAAAGTAACGGAGTATTGATATGCAGAACTTTAGTGATAGTTACAGAGATATCATGTTCGACGAAGTGCAGGAGCATCGCCTTCGCGGCACTATCGGCGGAATCTCTTTTGATGAGGATGATGTCGAGGCTAAATCGACCGTATGGAACGGAGTATGCTCGAATCAGAATGTTCTCATCGGCTCTGCGGCTATCACCTCATTAAAGATCACCTTTTCGACAGTCCTCCTTCCCAGATATGCCTGGGAAGGGAAGACTTTGATCATCGAAGACGGCACCGTTCTTCCTAATAGCTCTATCGAATGGAAGAGGATTGGAACCTTTATAGTCGGTGAAGCAAACTGGACGAATGTCGGAACGATAGAAGTCGTCGCATATGACTGTCTTTCCTTGATGGATGAGGACCTTGACTTCGATATTACATCCGGAACGATGTTCGATATCATGCAGCTGATTCAGACGAAGACCGGAGCTGCCTGTGGAATGACCGCTTCGGAGGTCGCTCAACTCCCGAACAGCTCCATCGAGATATCGCCTTATGTCGATTCAAATATGAAGACATACCGTGATATGCTCTCGAAGCTCGCTCAGCTGGCAGGCGGATTCGCTTATGCTAAGAGAGACGGAACCTTTGCAATCAGGTCATTCGATAACACTTCGGTGATCTCGATTCCTTTGAATAGAAGGAAGAAGAATGCGAAGTATTCAGACTTCAAGACTCACTTCGACTATATGAGCTATGTCAACGCGGAGACCGGAGACACGGTCTACTTCGGAGAGATCAACGGCTACGGAATGGAGCTCGGTGAGAATCCGTTCCTGGTCTATGGTCTTGAGTCGACGCTTGAGCAGATGGGACAGGCAATCTGGGAGAAGGTTCAGCTCATGCAGTACACTCCGTTTCAAGCAGAAATGCTTCCGTCGTTCTGCGTCCTTGATCTCGGTGATGTAGTCACATTTCTCGACGACTATACCGGGAACGATAGCTCCGGAGCGATCATGTCTATGACATGGACCTACGGAGTCGGTCTGAAGATCCAGTGCTACGGTTCAAAGCCTAATCTGAAGAAGGCCAAGAGTTCGACTGATAATGCATTGACAGGTCTTCGTAATAAGACCAAGTCGAATGAGTTTACATATAAGACATTCATCAATTCGGAGGTAATCACTCTCGATCAGACTCCACAGGAACTGTTCAAGATCAAGTTCCTGACAGTCGACGATACGACCGTCGAGATGTGGCACGAAGCCAAGACCTTGAATGTTCTATCCAGGGACACGCAGAGTGTTCACTATTATTGGTATCTCGACGGCAGAGAGACAGGCCTCTTCAATGAGCCTGTCGATACCTTCGGAGAGGACGGACTTCACACGCAGCCGCATCCTTACTGGAGACTTAAGATCGACGGCGGCATCCAACACACTTGGGAAGTCTGGGCGGATGTGGATTCAGGAACAGCGACTATCGATGTTTCAAATCTTCATGCCCTGCTCAAAGGACAGAAGATGGTTGCAGAGGAAGCCTTCGATGGCGATCTGCCCGAACTTACAGACACTATCAAGTCTCGCATTATTCTTGGCTTGCCTCTCGCAGAGATTACGGACAGCTTGATAGATTTGACTATACAAGCACCTGTTCCCGATTTGGCTCTTACCGACAGCTTCACGGCATCGAATAGATTTGTTCTCGGTCTGCCGATTGCAAGCCTCACAGAGAACGATAGAACACTTGTCATATGGCACCCTTTGAGCGACTATATCACAGAGAGCGGTGATGAATTGATTACAGAGGACGGCTATATTCTTACTACGGAAGGAGTAGATTACTAATGGCACGGAAGAAATTTAGTGAACTCGAAGCAGGCTCGGTTGACGGCACTTCGATATTCGCACAGACAAAGACAGAGGAGGGCTCACCTGTTTCCAAAGGGGCGACTGCATCTGCAATTGCAACATATATCGGTGCTTCGCATCAATTCGCAGATCTTGATACCGATGAAAAGGACTTGATTGGAGCGATTAACGAACTCAAGGACGGAGGTGCATCTGTCGCTCAGCTTACTCAAGCCGAGTACACGGAACTCACATCAGCCGAGAAGATGAATGGCTCGATTTACAAGCTCACAGATAAAGCCATCATGCTTTGCCTCGATGAAGAGTATCACGCTGTCAAGGAGCTGACTACTGAGGAGTATGAAGAACTTACAACAGCCGACCAGAACAACGGGACTATTTACATTCAGACCGATGCAGAGACCACAGGCTCGGATATACCCGTGTCCGATACTGACGCTACGACGATTGCGGCGGCTTTGAGTAAATTCGGATTCGGTAATATCAAGTCTCAAACATTTACGGAATTAACTGTTTCAGCTAATGCTATTGACACAAGGGATTTGACATTGACAGTTTCTGCGGACTATGGAATTCTATGTGGTTTTTCGCTAGCAGGTACGAGCAACTGTTCTATTCTTCAATGCTATTTCACCAGCAAAAAAGTTCTTCATACAAGAGTGTTGAATCATGCGAGCAACCAGGACAGCTATTCTATCTCAGTTTACTATATCTAACAGGAGGCTAAACATGGCAAAAGCAATAATAAATAGTAAAGAGATTTTCGGGAATGTGCATCTGGGTGCTTCTTTCGACAAGGTTCTTGAAGCAGGTCAGATTTCTACGACAGCAGGTGACGGTTCTTATCTTACTAAAACTTTCGAGGATATATCCTCATATAAGACGGTAATCGGCAAGGTCTATGATACCGTCTCCGATGTTGAGTATATCGATTATTTCGCTTGCAATCCCGAAACTTTATCAAGCTCCCGAGACTATATCGTTAGGCTTCATCCGAGCGGCAACAATATAAAAGTGAGATTGACTACTACGAGTGTGGCGTGTATTTCATGTGATGGGGCTTGGACTAACATTTTCGTTGACATTATTGCGACAAATGAGGATATATTCGCATAAAGGAGGATATATTCGCATAAAGGAGGATATATTCGCATAAAGGAGGATATATTCGCATAAAGGAGGATAACAGGATGGCTTTACAGGGATATACAGAATTACAGTTCAGCTACGACGGATTCAAGCATATAGACTTCTCTTCTGGCAAGAAAAAGAACAGCATTACACCTTGGGTGCAGAATGCTATCGGTGCAGGTAATTTCCATTCCATGATGGAGCAGGGCAAGTTAATGCCTCTTTCTCGATGGTTCAATGGCTGTCAGCTTTTCGACAAAGAGCACGCAAATGCACTCTCTACTTCCATGATGGACTATGATGCGAATGTCGTAGCCTGTGCAGGAAGTGGAACTAATGCAGGCAACCTCGCTAACAACACGAAACTCGGAGTTTTCCAAGCAGAGCCGAGCGGCATTACTGCTGACGGCAAGGGCTATCAGTTCGTGTGGGAGTGGGGAACTGCTTACGGCAACGGAGATATAAAGTCTGTGTGCCTTACGAGAGATGAACTTGCTATTGCAGATTTGGTGAGAGCGGATGAAACGAGCAGGAGTGTAACACTTCAGCCTTTTGCCTATCTTGGAACTATGAAAGGCGGTGATATACCATCCTGTCAGATTATCGACTATGCAAAGGGCAGAGCATATAAGATAGGCAAACAGCCGACAGACTCCAATTTGACTATTGAAGAGTACGATATATCGACCAGCTATCTAAAGGTAAACGGAAATGCAGGAGCATTCATTCGTAAGATAGGCGATACACATACATATAGCGGTCTTACAGGTCTTGTACACTATATGTGTTCAGCTAACTATACAGGAACGGCTATTCGTATCATTTGGTTCAGCGGTTCGACTATCAGTGAAGTAACTATCCCGACAGAAGGCTCTTCTGCTTGGGTAATGGGTTCTATCACTAATCACATTTATAGTGGCGTTTTCTTCCGTTCTCTCGGTAACTATATCAAGAAGGATAAGATTCCGCTCAAGGGCAACTATGTTTACTTGCAGAGTGACGACTACACGAAGATATATAAGTGCAATCTCACAAGTACGGAGATAGTTGCCATCGACAATCCGCTTCGCACATTAGGGATTCAGAGTGCAGAACTCGGTTCATCTGTCCTTCTCCCTAATGGTGATATCTATTGGCAGAGTACATACGATAAACCTTACGGCTTATTGCTTCATAATGATATATGGTATGCGGTAAGGCTCGAAATGATGGCTGACAACTGGGATGGTGAGTATGCAGGATTGAGCGGAAATGACTATGGAACAGTAATCTCCACACAGAGATCCCATTCAAGACTTATAACTCCATGCGGCTATGTCTCGACAGTCAACAATCTCGGTCGGACTTATTCGAAGGATAGTTCCAAGAGCATGAGGCTGATTTATACAATTACAGAGGAGTAAGAAACAAGATGGATAAATCACATATCATTAAGATCGAGGCGAGTCTCTTGACGGGACTCGCTGCTTCGTTCTGGTCCCTGTACGGAGCAATCTTCATCTGCGTCTGTGTAGCTATCATCATGGACTTCGTGTCCGGTATCGTGGCAGCTCTTGCTTCAGGAGAGAAGATCTCCAGCGAGGTCGGACATCGTGGCTTCTGGAAGAAGGTTGCTCTTCTATTGGCATTATCTTTCGGCATCTTCCTCGATGCGTTCATCCCGATTATGCTCGGAGTGATCACACTTGAGATTCCATTCACTATGCCGATCGGTACGATTGTCGGCTGCTATATTGTCATAAACGAAGCTATATCGATCATCGAGAATATAAATCAAGCAGCTCCTTCATCTCTGCCCAAGTGGATTAAGAAAATGCTCGAGGGAGCAGGGAAGACCATTGACGACGGAGGGAAAGAAGAATGAATAAGGTCGAGAAAGCTATTCAGTTCGCTATCCAGATCGCGAATGATCCTGTTCACGGGTACGATCAGATAAACCGCTGGGGACCAAACTACGACTGCTCTTCTTTACTAATCACAGCCTTCGAACAGGCAGGAGTCCCGGTCAAGACTGCCGGAGCGACTTATACCGGGAACATGAGAGCTGCATTCAAGAAGTGCGGGTTCCGGACTCTGATCTATGTCAAGGGAATGGAGCTCAAGCGAGGCGATGTACTTCTTAACGAAAAGCATCATACAGCGATGTATCTCGGAGGGAATCAGATAGTCCAGGCATCTATCAGCGAGAATGGAACTATCACAGGTCGCTCCGGCGATCAGACAGGTCGTGAGATCTATGTCGGCAAGTTCTGTGAGTATAAATACGGTTGGGAGTACGTCTTGAGATATGAAGAACAGGAGGAAACAATCAAGGTGAATGTTGAGATGACCAGACTCACGGCAGGATCTGTCGGAGCAGAAGTGAGCCTTGTGCAGACCTTGCTGAACGCACGAGGATTCAAAGGAAAGAACGGAAAGAGCCTCACGGTCGATGGAGCCTTCGGAGGCAATACGGAGTACGCGGTCAAACTGTATCAGAAGACGATCAATGTTACACAGGATGGTATCGTCGGAGCTTTGACATGGAACGCACTGCTTCACGAACACTACTAATCTGAGGAAATAATCATGGCAACTAAGAAAGCAACCACTAAGAAGACTACTACTAAGAGAGCCGAAGCCAAGAAAGAGACGCTCATCGGTATCGTCAATACCGACCAGTTCGATCTCAATGTCAGAAAGGCTCCCGGAGGCGAGATCGTCAAGACTCTGCCGAAGGGCTCCAAGGTCGAGTACCTGAAGGGAACTGATCCCGACTGGCACCAGCTCGCCGATGGCTCCGGCTTCGTCATGGCATCGAAGATCAAGTGATGCGGCTGATCTATATGGGGATGTAATCATATCCATGTACTCCCGGAAATATTAACTGTTTTCACCTCTCCCGTCCGCATCCGGGAGAGGTCTTTTTTATTGCTTGAAATGATGCAAAAAAAATGATGCAATTTCGTCCGCAGACGGCGGACAGAGTGTCCTCTCCTGAAGGAAAAAGCCTTATTTTCGGCACTTTGAATCATATCCGCTTGCCTCCTGTTACGATTATATTACACTCTTTCAAGAAACGCAAAAATGTGTTGACTTTGCTCAAAAACTTTCGTACACTCAATACATCGCTTGAGAATTGCTAAGCGAAAGTTTAAGAAAGGAGCAAGTAAACAGATGTATGATTCGACAGACCTGAAGTTCCTGATCAGAGCCAAGTACGGGACGATCAGGAAGTTTGCGGAAGTAGTCGGGCTCTCGGAAAACACGATTCAAAATCACCTAAAAGACGGTAATTGGGACATGAAGCAGGCGATCAAAGTGATCGAAGCTCTTTCCATACCTCCGAAGATGACTTTTGTGTATTTTTTTGAGCCGATGCTTTCGAGAAGCGAAAGTCAGGAATGATCGAAGCTCGAAAAGGCTTCGATGAAGTATTCAAAGCAAAGGAAGCAAGTTAATATGTCAGTTTCAATTCTATTCTGTGCGTTCGCACTCGGCATGGTGCTCGGTGCCGCACTCGTTTTCCACATCACAGCAGACACATACGACTCAGCACTCGACGAATCTTATCAGAGCGAACTCAAATGGAGACGTCAGGTCGACGAGCTCGAAGATGAGATCGAGCACCTTGAACTGCGCCCGGTTCACTGTCCTGCTCCGGTCAAGATCACACAGATTGGAATCGACTGGGACGAGCTTGACTTCCCGAACAGCTCTGACAGGAGGTGAATAAATGAGCGCAGAAGAATACACGAAGATGGCGAACGGTGCCATCCAGTCTATTATCGACGAAGTAAATAAGGAAGAAGCCGAGAAGGTTGCTATCATCGGCTCCAGCTTCTTGGAGCTCCACACAGTGAGCTTGGGGAATCCCGTCCTCGTCAATATAGATCAGATCACGGTGATCGGTAATACGGATGAAGGCACATCTATTTCATTCGCTACTCAAGCAGACAGTTATATCAATGTCCGCGAATCCTACGAAGCGATCAAAAACACAATCAGGTTTTTATTCAGGAGGTGAGAATGAAGATCAAAGGCTATAAGGCGATGAACGAAGACATGACTTGCCGAGGCTTCCAGTATGAGGTCGGCAAGACATACACCATAGAAGGCGGGATCAAGATATGCGGAAATGGATTCCATTTCTGCCGCGATATTATAAGCGTCTTCAACTACTATGGGCGATTTAAAAGCCGAGTCTTCGAAGTCGAAGCAGATGGATATATCGAGAAGGGCGACAAGCTCTGCTGTCAGAAGATCACCATCGTTCGCGAAGTAAAGGGAATCGAATTAAATCGGATTCTTTACGGCGACGGCTACGGCGACGGCTACGGCTACGGCAACGGCTACGGCTACGGCTCCGACGACGGCGACGGCTACGGCGACGGCTACGGCTACGGCTACGGCTACGGCTACGGCTACGGCTGCGGCAACGGCTACGGCTACGGCTACGGCAACGGCAACGGCAACGGCTACGGCGACGGCAACGGCTACGGCAACGGCTACGGCTCCGGCTACGGCTACGGCTACGGCTACGGCTACGGCTCCAGCTCCGGCAACGGCTACGGCGACGGCTCCAGCTCCGGCAACGGCTGCGACTGCGGCTACGGCTACGGCAAAAACATTCAAAAAATACTTGATTTTATGGAGGAATAATCATGAATAACACGATAGTAGTATGCGAATACGGTTGGATTTTGGTTGGCAAGATGGAGAATTCGAGTGCACAGACGACTCTTCTGAAAGAGGCTTCAGTCGTAAGAAGATGGTCGAGCGGAAAAGGAATCGGCGGACTGGCTAAGGCTGAGAACAAAAACGAATACACTCTTGACAAAGTCGGGACTGTATCTATTCAGACATCGAAGATCCTTTTTGAGATTCCGTGCGAGTGGTAAGGAGGGATTCAATATGGCACTTAATATCAAAAGAGGACCGCAGGCACGCTCGATCCGCTGCGTCATCTACGGTCCCGAAGGTATAGGCAAGTCAACGCTTGCCTCACAGTTCCCGGACGCGGTCTTCATCGACTTTGAAGGGGGAACCGATACGATGGATGTCGCCCGTTTCGAAAATCCTACACACTTCGACGGGCTCATCCTTCTTCTTAAGAATATATCACAGGAAGACATCTGTAAGACGGTCGTCCTCGATACGGCCGACAAGCTGGAGAACCTTATCACAGACCACATCTGCGAAGTCAACGACTGGAAGAACATTGAAGATCCCGGATATGGCAAAGGTTACACATATCTCGCCCAGAAGTGGCTCGAAGTCCTGAAGGCTTGCGACGAGGTCGTTGATTCGGGCAAGAACATCGTCATCGTCGCTCACGCTGCGATGCGTAAGTTCGAACAGCCGGATGAGATGGGAGCTTATGACCGATGGGAGCTGAAGCTCTCAAAGAAGACCGCACCTCTTATCAAGGAATGGGCTGACATGGTCCTCTTCATGAACTACAAGAACTCCATCGTCGAAGATCCCAAGACCAAGTCAAAGAAGGCGGTCGGAGGCAAGCGTGTCATGTACGCTACACACTCGCCGACCTACGACGCGAAAAACCGGTTCGGTCTTCCTGACTCCATGGATGCCGACTTCTCTGAGGTCGCGCATATCTTCTCGAATGTCCCGGTCAAGAAATCCAAGAAGGCGGAGATCTCCGAAGCGGTTGACGGTCTCGGAGGATTCGAGCCGTGGCTCATTCACTTTCTGTCCGTGCAGGATCCAACACTCACGGCTAACACTATCGACGAGCTGGAGCCGACGGCTATCGAGTTCGTTCATAAGAATATCAACAAGTTAATCAATAAGTTCAAGGAGGAACAGACAAATGAGTGAAACAGCGTTCGATTGGAACAGCAAGGTACCTGCAAAGGCAGAAGAGAGGGAGTTCGCACTTCCTCCGATCGGAGAGTATAACTTCATGGTTGTAAGTGCCGAGAAGACATTCTCTTCAAACGGAAATCCGATGATCAAGGTCAGACTTGACCTTCAGGGCGCGGACGGCTCGGTCTTCGACAACCTTGTCATCTCCGACAAGATGATGTGGAAGCTGGTCTCCTTCTTCGAGTCTATTGGTCTCAAGAAGGAGGGCGAGGAGCTCTCACTTTCCATCGGTGACGCAGCGGATAAAGCTGTCGGCATGGAAGGCTTCTGCAAGATCAAGCATGAGACCTACAACGGCGAGAAGAGGGCGAAGGTTGACAAGTACCTCATCCCGACCGCGAAGAAGGCTACTACAGCTCCTGTTCTCGATGAGGACGATTTGCCCTTCAAGATTGACTGATTATGATGACCGATCTTGAAAAAATGCTACAAGCTCTCGACTCGATAGATCCTTCCCGTGTCACCTACGAGGAATGGATTCATGTCGGCATGGCTATCAAGGCCGAAGGCTTGAGCTGCGATGTCTGGGACGATTGGTCGAGGAATGACTCACGGTACCATGTAGGCGAGTGCGACAAAAAGTGGAGTTCTTTCGAGAACTCCGGCATCTCCGCAGGTACCATCTTCCATCTGGCCGAGCAGTACGGTGGCTACACTCCATCAAAGAAGTGGTCTTTCGATGACTATCTTCCGGCGGAAGCCGAGGAAGGTAACTACTACGAGGAAGTGCTCTCCAAGAACAGTGCGGAAGAGGAGCCCTGGCAGATGGCGGTACGCTATCTGGAGACGCTTTTCACTCCTGACGAGTCCGTGTCTTACGTTCATTCGGCGACGTTCAAGGAAGATAAGGTCAAGTGGATTCCTGCCGATGCCGGTCACGTCCGTAAGGTCTCTGCTATTATCCGAGACCTTAAGAAGTACAAGAGGCTTGACGAAGCGTTCGGGACGATAAACCCAGAAGCCGGTGCATGGATAAGGCATAACCCGTCAACAGGTGCCAAGGATGCCGATGTCACTCGATTTGCCTATGTCTTGGTAGAGTCTGATTCGATGCCGTTGGAAGAACAAAAGAAGTTCCTTATCAATCAGAAGCTCCCGATCGTGGCTTTGATCGAGTCAGGCGGAAAATCCATTCATGCCATCGTCAAGATCGAAGCCTCCGACGAAAATGAGTTCAAGCAGAGAACGAGCTTCCTGTTCGACTACCTGTCGCAGAGACATTTCCAGATCGACGAAGCGAATAAGAACCCTGCAAGACTTTCCCGTCTTCCGGGTGCCATGCGTAACGGCAACATTCAGAGGCTTCTTGCCACGAACATCGGCTGTGCGTCTTGGCTTGAGTGGATAGACCTTGTGAGCGGTGTGGATGATGACCTGCCGGAGATCCATTCCGCGAGAGATATGTTCGAGAATCCCGTTCCCGAGCCTCCGGCTATCATCGACGGTGTGCTCCGTAAGGGTGCCAAGATGATATGCACTGGAGACTCCAAGAGCGGAAAGACGTGCCTCCTTATGAATCTTGCGATCTGTATAGCCGAAGGTTGGGAGTGGCTCGGTCATCAGTGTATGCAAGGCCGTGTTCTATATATCAACATGGAAGTTATGCAATCCGACTTCGAGACTCGCTACAAGTCTATATACAAGGCCTACAAGAAGCCAGCCTCCGAAGAAGGTCAGAACAACTTCGACTGGTGGAATTTACGAGGTAAGGCAGAGCCGCTGGACAAGCTTGCTCCGAAAATCATCAGACGATGCAGAAGTAAGAAATATCTCGCGATCATCGTCGATCCGATCTACAAGGTTCAAGGCGGTGACGAGAACTCAGCCGAAGCGATAGGTAAATTCTGCGCCCTGTTTGACCAGATTGCGGAAGAGACAGGTGCATCGATGATCTATGTTCACCATCACGCAAAAGGCTCGGCAGGCGGAAAGAAGGTCATGGACCGTGGCTCCGGCTCCGGTGTCTTTTCCAGAGATGCCGACGCGATCATTGACTTTGCGTCATTGGTGCTGGATCCGAACGAGAAGGAACTGCTCGGTGCTCTGACAGGCAAGCTCGACGAGAAGCCAATTCCACTCCGTCTGGAGATGGTCTTGAGGTCTTTCCGGTCTCCTGATCCGCTCGATCTGTTCTTTGAGTTCCCTTTGCACGTCGTTGACACGAGCGGTCTGCTCAAGAATGCAGCCGTTGAAGGGAGCCCGGAAGCAAACAGGATGCAGTCTCCGAACAGCCAACGATCAGATTCGGACAAGAAGGAGATAGTCGATATGTGCTTCAAGGCGGTCGTTAGATCCGACGGGAGAGCGAAGTTCTCTGATATGTATCAGTCTCCGCTCTGTAAGGTCGCCGACCGTACATTGAAGAGATATATCCTCATGTTCCCGGAAGATTACAAGCTCGAAAACGGCTATGTCACGAGAGTGCTCGAATGATTGTAAAAACTACTCGACGACGGGGAAATCCCGTCGACGGAAAATTTTCCGACAACGGTATATATATATGTTGTCGTGTCGAAAACAAGCTTGACGATTTTTCTTCAGGGCGGGACAAGCCCAGCCCTAAAGAGAAATCATCAAAGTCAAGCCCGCGGAGATCGAAGAAAGGAGAACGACATAATCTCACTCGCACAATATGAACGAACCCACGAAGCTCATAAGAAGATGCTTCAAGACAAGGCTATCGAATTAGAGAGGTAAAAAGATGAATAATATCAAACCGATTGAAACTGTTTATAAAGGTTATCGTTTCAGATCAAGGCTTGAAGCTCGGTGGGCGGTATTTTTAGACGCTCTCGGCACAGATTGGGAATACGAACCCGAAGGATTTGAACTCCCGGGAGGTAAACGGTATCTTCCTGACTTTCGAGTTAAGTGTTACGGCTATCGCGTTTTTGAAGAAGACTCTCCTTCTGATTTATACATCGAAGTGAAAGGAGAAATGACGGAGGAGGATCTTGAGAGAATAAAAGAGTTTTCAAAAGAATATCCTGTTCTAATTGTTGGAAACATTCCTAATTCTCGACGAGATCTCTCTTTTGGTTTGGAATACGGTCCAATGGGTGCCTTCAGCTTCGAGTTCGTTGACGGAGACGGCTATATGGCGATACCTACTTCTCGTAAAAGAGGCAAATTCTTCCTTATGGGGCCGGATTACTATGACGAAGAAGGTGCTAAGAGATTTGACTTTGCTTTGAAAGCTGCTCGCCAAGCTCGTTTTGAATGGGGAGAGAACGGAGCTCCGACAAGAGCCTCGGGAGAGAACGGAAGACGATTCTACGACTGGGAGGAGGAATTAGCATGCTGGCGAGAGATGAGAAAGAAGATCACAGAACTATACGAAAAGGAGACGAGTCATGACAAGGTAGGGGAGGACTGACGATGTATATCCAGATAAACCTTACACAGAATCCGCGCAGCACTGCTCAGGAGAAGGGGACTTCTATTCAGGGCGGAAGGATCCATCACTACACGAAGAGCTCTGTTCGACAGATGAGACAGATCTACAAGGAAGCGATCGTCACTGACTTGGCCAAGAGAGGGCAGCTCACTCGGCTTCTTCTCAAAGGTCCGGTCATGATGTCCGTCACGTTCTACTATCACACGGCAAAGAAGAAGGATCATCTCAAGTTCAAGCAGACTAAGCCAGACCTCGACAACATGGTGAAGCTTTTACAGGATGTTCTCGACGAGCTCGGCTTCTTCGAAGTGGGAGACCAGCAGGTTGCGGTCCTGTATCTCAAGAAGAAGTGGACAAAGGACGAGCCGTGGATAGCGATCAATATCGATCAGATTGCGGAGGTGGAAGATGACGAGAAGCCAGTTTGAAGCGGAACTGTATCAGATCCGGGAGAACAGGAGAGTTATGAGATCGATTCTCCGTTCTCTCGAATCCCTCGGAGAAGACACGATCTCTTCTATCTTCTCCGGAGCTATCGACTACTCGAAGGACAGACTTCAGTCTTCCTCCGATCCCGACGGCAAGATAGTCAATGCCCTGTTCAAGCTCGACAAAGATGTGGAGCGACTCCACAAGAAGCTCTCAAGACTCAAGGAAGAGAACGAGCACATCGAGTCATTGATCTATCAAGCTGACGGTCTTGGGGCTGAGATCATGAGGCTCTTCTTCATCGAAGGGCTGTCGATGCCGAAGGTCTCGATGAGACTCAACTATGCAAAGTCGTCATGCTGGCGAGAGATGAGAAAGAAGATCACAGAACTATACGAAAAGGAGACGAGTCATGAGTAAGATCAGATGTTACGAATGCGGAAGAGTCTTTGATGAGAAGGACCTGATATACACGAAAGATCCCGACGAGCTTCAGTGCCCACTCTGCCTCGCGATCGAACCGGGGTTCTCGGAGGTGAAGGACGATGAATGAGTTGATAGCCTTATCCATCATCGTTTCGATAGGCTTGAGTCTTTTCAAGGCTCCACAACCTATCACGGCTATGACGATTGAACAGAGAGCAGACCTCGCAGGGATGACGGTTGAGGATTTTATCTTCATCTCGTCCGTGGTTGAGGCGGAATCTGACAGGAGCGAGAGTCTTGAGGGTAGAATCCTTATCGCCTTAACAATAATCAACCGAGTAGAGGACGAACGGTTCCCGAATACGTTCTCGGAAGTGCTTACAGCTCCAGGGCAATTCTCGACAGTACGCAACGGACACTCGATCGTTGATAGAACGGACTATTCAGACGAAGCGGTCATCCGTGCGGTCGAATGGAATGAGCAAGGCACGGAGCCGAATGTCCTCTTCTTCAATTGTCGAGGATACAACAACGGCACGGCTTACGGATATATAGACGGTAACTATTTCATGACATGGGAGGAAGAAGGAGGACAGCGAAGATGAAGAATGAGTTCGTTTATCTTATCTCTTATCGTGATTCCATGAATCGCCCGAAGCACATCGCGGTCTACACGGACGACAGGAGAGAAGCTCTCAGACAGTTCCACAAGACCTGTGAGGCTACCGATCGGATCACAGAAGAACGCAAGCTGACCGCTGATCAGTATCGCGAATGGAAGAAATCTATATAAGTTGATACGGTTTGAGACGGTCGAGGACTGTCAATCTATGATATAGTGTAAGCAGTTGAATCTGAAAAGAAACAGCTTGCTTCTATCTAACCGTCGAGCGTAAGCCTCGGCGGTTTTCGTTTGGAGAAAAAACAGAGATGGCGAGATCAATAGACCGTTCATTCTATAAGTCGAAAGCATGGAAGATCACTCGCGAATCTTATCTGGCATCAAAGGGCGGACTATGCGAGAGATGTCTGGCCAAGGGCGAGATCGTTCCGGCTGACATCGTTCATCACAAGATGTGGCTATCAGAAGAGAACTATCTTGATCCTTCAATCTCTTTGAATTGGAAAAATTTAGAGTGTTTATGCCAAAAATGTCACAATAACGAGCATTTTGGCGGAAAAAATGCGCAAAAACGATGGGATTTCGACAAAGACGGGAGATTTTCGATTCTCTCGTGACATCCCCCCTTATTCGCGCCGATCGGGGCTCGCCCTCGGGGAACGGTGCGGGGGGTCGGAATTCCTCTCTAATATACGCGATGGT